AGAAAACGCGAATAGCATTTTCTTCATTTTTCTTGTATGATACGGTCTCATCTTTCAGTGTATCGACGGCGACAATCATGGGTATCAAGCCTTTGTCCATGGCTTTCACTGCGTCCTCGCAATCAGTAACAAGTGAAACGTCCGCTAGTATTTCATCATCAGTGAGGACAATTGAATTGCTCTTCGGACCAAACAAGGGGGGTCCACGGGATGTCGCCAGATTCATTCCATTTATACCGCTTTGTCGAATTCCTCGAACTGCTTCTGCGAAGGACAAGGGGCGGGCAGCCGTAAGTTCTGCAGCCATCTGGGGCGTTAGACTAAAATAGTCATACACCGCACGCAACGAGAGATCAGGGTCTCTGCACTCATTCGACATAGCCGTCAAGGCAACCGTATATGGATCACGCCACAAGCTTTCCTCGCCTACCGACACCATCCTACCTCCAAAAACGGGGGCTTGATAGTAGTCTTCTCTTCCACAAAGTTCTTTCTCTTCTATGGCGAAGTAGTCATACATTCGGGTCTTTTCGACTTTCGTTTTCAAAGAACTATGGTGTAGGGCTGGAACAACAGTACCTACGGGAATGTTTTGCTGCGGGCCATAAGCTAAAGCCGACATGACAGAACTTTTCCGAGGGAGGGATTGCATTACCACTTGTCCGTTACCATCTTTCTTGAACTGGCTCTCAGCCAAATAGCCATCAGGAATACTGGGTCGAATATTTTCAGCTTCAGCTAAGATTTTAGCGAAATCACCCATCTCAAGGATCTCAAAACCGAAGCTAACATTTCCTTTCTCATCAGGGACTTCAGAGGCGCTAAAACGCATGAAGTGCATTCCACCCACAAAACGCTTTCTACCGTATTCTAGGATCAAAGGGCTACCACATTGGCCAACTTTAAGAAAATCGGTTGGCGCACGGATCTCGAGCAAAACTGAACCATTGTGTGAGACAATGCGAGCCGGCGCTCTGTGAACTTCAACGTCCATTGTCCCTGGTTTCAAAGTAACGCATGAAGAAACGTCAAAATTTACCAGACCGGAATCCAAAACATTGAAAGGCATAAAACTACGCTTGGAGGCCAATATTGCTGACTGAATACCTGGAATTCGCAGTATGACTGCATCTTTCAACGGAACAACCCAAGCGTTAATACCAAAAACAACATCGAAACCAAAAATTTTGCCATTGTCATGAACCTGTAGCTTAAAAATTAAACCTGGAGGAACATCAACACTGCGACAACTTGTCCAGTCACCCATCAACTGCAATGGGTCGATGAAGAAATGCCGGTTCGTGACAACAAATTCTCCAGTTATTTTAAAAGCTAAGTTATTACCTTGGGTTTTCTCATTAACAAGTCGAATAACTCGCGTTTTCATAATCTCTTCCAGTTCATTCAAAGGAGGAACGTCATTTCCCTCAACATTAAGGATTTTCTGATACTTGGGATTAGCAATCTTGACCCATTTTCCATCTTTGCCGGGGGGGGGTTCGTTAACCACCTCATAGTTTGCAACGAAAGTTTGCAAAACTTGCGATTTCGAACTACCATGAGCTTTTCCAACTCTATAAATGGTATAAGCACCGGCAAGTGCAAGACCAGCAGCTGAAATCTTAGCCAGAATCAATATAACTTCTTTAAGTCGACCGCGGATCTTTTCTCGTACCACTCTATCCCACTCTCTTTGAATTGGACTTGAAAATTTAAGGAGGTCAGCAGGCTCTGGGAGAGCTCTTCTAATGGCTTTGGCGTATGAATATCTATGAGCCAGGAACCTTTCTTTAACTTCCATCACAATTGCTTCTTTGACAATATCCTCCGAAACGTTTAACCAATTACATATAAGAGAAGGAACGCGCGAAAAACCGATAACCAGGAGGGTCCAATACCATGTGGTCAACCACCATATTGTCAGAACGGCTAAACTTCTCTCCCACGAAGGAAATTGAACTTCTACATTGACGCCTTGGACAGGATGGTAGGTCTGAAACATGGGATCTTTGAGAGCCTTAGCAACCAACACAGGACATTCACCAGTATGGGTGAATGTGGGCAAACCACACACAACACAGCGTTCGCAAATGCTGCCCTTCAAGGAAACTTTCGCTTCTTCAGTCCGGAGATATTTGATATATCGTGTTCCAAGCCAATGACACAGCAATGAAAGGGA